GCCTGACATCGTTGTGTTGGATATGGGTGACAAGTTCGCTACCAAGAACAGCGACAAGTCAGACGTTTATCTCAAGGATGCAGCTATCTATGCACGTAACATTGCCAAGCAATATAACTGTTGTGTCATTTGGATGTCGCAGCTATCTGCCGTAGCAGAGGGCAAGGTATTCGTTGACCAGTCTATGATGGAAGGGTCTAAGACAGGTAAGGCGGCAGAGAGTGACCTGATGATCCTGATTTCTAAGAACCCTGTAGTTGAGGGTGCAGATGAGTCAGACACCCAGCGCCACTTAAACATCGCAAAAAATAAGTTGAAGGGTGGTTATCATGGTGTTATACACTGTGAGTTAGACGGTGGTAGATCACTATACACCGCTTGAGTTAGGCGCAGGGGGACATTTTGACAACAAATTGGAACGTGTTGCGCTTTGCACCGTCCCCCTGTGTCTATTGAGGAGAATGACATGAGATTAGTATTAGATGTTGAGAATAGCATCACCAAACGCCACGGTAAGGATCACATTGATCCGTTTGAGCCTACCAATAGTTTGACACAGGTTGGCATGGTCAATGCTGACAATCATGATGAACTACATATCGTTAACATTGACCACAACGAAGCCAAAGATATATCAGGGGCTGGGCGTAAACTTGTGCAGTCCGTACTAGACATGACTACGTTGTTGATCATGCACAACGCACAGCACGATCTCATGTGGTTATGGGAATCCGGGTTTACCTATGATGGGAAAATCTATGACACGATGTTAGCAGAGTACCTACTATCACGTGGACAGAAACAACCGCTAAGTCTAGCTGCATGTGCAGAACGTAGAAACCTACCTGTACAGAAGGATGATACTCTTAAGCGGTACTTCAAGGAAGGATACAATACCAATGAGATACCTTTGGCTGATCTTAGCTTTTACCTTCGGCATGATCTTCTCACAACTAGCGAGTTGTACCACAGCATCGAACAGGACTTTGCCACCTCCGAAGCCTCCAGTCTTTCAGCAGTTAAACAAGTCACCTTTGAAACCTGCAAAACCCTTACCAGAATGTACATGTCAGGGATCAGGGTTGATCTTCAAGAACTTGAGCGAGTAAGACATGACTTCGAGAAAGAAAAAGCAGAAATCGAAGATCGTCTACAGCGCCAGGTCAGGGAACTTATGGGGGACACCCCTATCAATCTCAATTCGCCTGAGCAGATGTCGCAAGTCGTGTTCTCTAAGCGCGTTAAGGATAAACGGGAGTGGGCGCAACTATTTGACTATACATCAACTGTTCAAGAATACAAAGAAGCAGTCGAAGCGAATAGTGAAACGATCTACCGCACTAAAGCGTTCACCTGCCCTACGTGTGAAGGGCAAGGGAAAACGTATAAAGTGAAGAAAGATGGTACAAAGTATGCACGTCCTAATAAGTGTAAGGATTGTGATGCACGTGGCTTTCAGCTAAAGAATACGAAACAGGTTGCAGGACTAAAGTTCACTGCCCCTAGTAAGAAATGGGTTAGTGCCAATGGGTTCAGCACTGGTAAAGATAATCTCGACGTGCTTATGGCTACTGCTAGAAATAACAATATGCGTGATGCTGGGGATTTTCTCTCTGATCTCAAGCGTCTATCTGCTGTATCTTCTTATCTCTCCGCGTTTGTCGAAGGAATTACTGCTTATACTAAACCAGATGGGTTTCTACACGTAGGACTTACTCAACACATTACAGCAACTGGCAGGTTCAGTGGACGTAACCCTAACATGCAAAACATGCCACGCGGTGGTACGTTTCCTGTGAAGCGTGTCTTTGTGTCGCGCTGGGATGGCGGTAAAATAATGGAGGCCGACTTTGCACAGCTTGAGTTTCGCACGGCAGCGTTCTTGGCACAGGATGAAACGGCGATGGACGAAATTGCAACGGGATTCGATGTACATTCGTACACAGCGCAAGTTATCTCTGATGCTGGTCAACCAACGTCATGCCAAGAAGCTAAAGCACACACCTTTGCTCCACTCTTCGGGGCTACAGGCTACGGCAGAAGCAAGGCAGAGCAAGCCTATTACGAGCACTTCACAGAGAAATACAAAGGTGTAGCGGCTTGGCACAAGAACTTGGCTGATGAAGCTATACGGTTCAACAAAATCACTAACGTGTCAGGGCGACAGTATGCTTTCCCTGATGTAACACGGCGCAGCAATGGAAGCGTCAGTCATTTCACGATGATCAAGAACTATCCTGTGCAGGGGTTTGCCACAGGTGATGTAGTTCCTGTCGTCTTGAATGAAATGCACAAACGTCTAAAGTCAATGCAGTCATGCATCGTCAATTCAGTACACGATTCGGTAGTTATCGACATACACCCTGACGAGGTTCAGCAGGTGATAGACATGGTGACAGACATGAACGATGGCTTGGCTGATCTAGTAGCATCTACGTATGGGGTAGAAATGAATGTACCGCTGCTTTTAGAAGCGAAATTAGGCGATAATTGGCTTGACCAGAAAGACGTTTAGTGTATAACTAAGACTCCTTTGACTCTATAGAAAGGTATAGAAATGAGTACAGAACTATCAATCGCAAAAGAACGCGGTCAATCCATGGCTGAGCTTATGGGGTTTTCCAGTACACCTTCAGCTAAAGCAACTCCCTCCATTGCACGTATTGGTATGCAGCATCAACCTATTATGGGTGAGGTTGAGTTCAACGGTAAGACAATCAAGACAGAGGTTGTCCCTGTTGGTGCTTTCATTCTTACGCAAGGTGACACTGTTGTTTATAGCACGAGTATTACTGTTCGTGCTTTTTATCAGCGTAGTCAATGGCAGCGTTGGAATGGTGAGACAAACGAGATGGAAAAAACCGTCATGTCTAACTCGCTAAATGGTGACTTAAAGGATAGCATAGGAGGTTTCAACCTTGGGCGTCCGTCTGGTTACATCGAAGACTTCAACGCACTACCAGAGGCTACCAAAGCCGTTATCCGTAGCGTTAAACGTGTTAAGGTATTATACGGTACAGTTACACTAGACAATCCTATTGATGCAGCAGGTAATTCTCTTAGTGGAGATTACACAGACATTCCATTCGTTATGGATGTTAAGAACCGTGATTCACTCAAGAGCATAGACGCTGTTCTCAAGAAGTTAGAAGATAAATCAGTCACGCCTTATATGAGTACAATTTACTTCAAAGGTGTTGAAGATAGTATTCCAACAGGAGCTAAGTTTGGTAAGATTGAAGCGACTCTTGGGAAACGGGTTGATATTGTCGATGATGATGATCGTCTTGCCCGTGACTTCATGGAGTTGATTGAGTACAGCAATGGTAAAATCCTGGACCTACACAATGAGCGTAGCGAGAATGGGTTGTCAGATGCTGATGCAAGCATGGTGAAGGACATCATTGACAACGACTTTGTTGAGGTGGACGAGTGAACCATCCAGCGGAGCTTATGGTCTACAGATTCTTGCAGAAGGCTATGGCTGGTGAAGCAAGCATGACTGAGGAGGTGACTGCACAAGTCGCCTCTGACGTACAGGCTGCTATGAATAAGCAATTCAATTCAGGGCCACGTGATGAGTTTCGTCTACGTATGTCTAACATTGGAAAGCCTAAGTGCCAGCTATGGTTTGAGAAGAATGACCCAGAGGATAAGACACCTCTACCTCCGCACTTCCTGATGAACATGATCCTTGGCGATATTGTAGAGGCCGTGTTTAAGGGGCTGCTTCGTGCAGCAGGTGCAGAGTTTAAAGACAATGATGTTGTCACGCTCAAGTTACCCAATGGTCAGGAGATCAAGGGTGAGTATGACATGGTTATGGATGGCAAGGTTGATGACGTTAAGTCTGCATCACCGTGGTCATACCAGAACAAGTTTGCATCCTTCGATGCCTTAGCTCAAGGTGATAGCTTCGGCTACATCGCACAGCTTGTAGGGTACGCCACAGCAGCAGGTAAAGATGTTGGTGGTTGGTGGGTAGTCAACAAAGGTAATGGTGAGTTCAAGTACGTTGATGCGTCCTCTGCAGACACAGAGAGCGTACTACAGGACATACAGAACCTAGTGGACTACATCGAAAACGATGAACCTTTCGAGCGCTGCTTTGAGCCAGTGCCTGAAACATATTACAAGAAGCCTAGTGGCAATCTTGTGTTACCCAGTGGCTGTAAGTTTTGCAGCTTCAAACATAAGTGTCATCCGACACTAACACCACTACCCTCACGGGTATCTAAATCAGCAAACCCACCAGAGGTGGACTACGTATTCATAGGAGATGGCAATGCCTAAAATTACTATCAATGAAAAAGACTACTACACAGACGACTTCAACGAACAGCAGATGAAGATGTATAGTGAGATCAACTTAGCACGTGAAGAGATGTCACGTATGAACTACTTGATGCAGGTGTTAGATGCACGTTGTAACATGCTAGGC